CCCTGGCCTGGCGGAAGACAGCCTCGAAGATCTGCCGGACGACGATGGCAAGCCGCCTGAGAAGGAGGCTGAGCCAGAGAAGGACGGCAAAGAAGAGCTGGACAAAGAGGGCAAGTTCGATCCGGTCAAGATGACCCAGGCGATGCGACGACGCATCCAGCGTGAGCGCCGGCAGGCGGCCAGACGGATCGACGAGCTGGAGGAGAAGCACGGCAAGGAGATCGAAACTCTCAAGTCGGAGCTTCAGTCGCTGAAGGGCGGCTCGCCGCAAGGCGGAGGAGACATCGATACCATCGAGGCCAAGATCGAGGCAGCGATGGAGAAGGGCGACTCGAAGGAGGTCGCCAGGCTGAACAGACAGCTCGCTGAGGCGATTGCCGACAGCAGGGTAGGTCTGAGGCAGCAGAAGACCCAGGAGCAGCTCCAGGACGCGCCTAAGCTGTTACCCAGGGTCCAGGACTGGATCGATGAGCAGGACTGGTGGAACGATCCGCAGTTCGCCCACGTCCAGAACTTCGTGAGGAAGGTTGACCGGAAGCTGATCAAGGAAGGGTATGACCCGCGCCAGGACGACTACTTCGAGGAGCTTGAGCGCGTGGTCGAGCAGAAATTCCCGAATGTGGTCACCAAGACGGTCTACGAGCAGGAGGATGACTACGGTCTCCTGAGTGATGACGAAGATGACGATGGGATCGACATCAGGCCACGCAATGTCAACGCCAGGCGGCAGCAACGCCGGGCCGCGCAGCGCAGCCCGGTGCAGGGCGGCAGCGACGTGACTCGCGGCGGGAAGAGGCCGCAACGTGGCAATGATGGTAAGGTCAGGATCACTCCAGCGGAGCAGGCAACGATGCGCAGCTTCGGCTTTGATCCGACCAGCTCCAAAGATGTCGAAAACTATCTGAAGTACAGGTAGGTGACCCATGTCTGCTGATCCAAAAGTTTTGCAACGCCGCCTGGCAGAGAAGCGCCGGGCGCTCGCATCCACACCAGGCAAGAGTCAGTCCGCGAAGAAGGCGATGAATGCGCCTGAGCAGCGGGTTCATGGTGAAGGCCCGGTGCATGAGAACACTGACCGTGACGTGGATACGATCTACGACACGGAGGGAGACAACGAGGTTATCGAGTGGCGTCGCTACTCGGATCTCGAAGCCCCGCCCCCGCGCCCTGGGTATGTGAATCGGTTCATCCGCACCAGCTTTGGACCGATGAGGGACGCAGCCAACCTGAGACGACGTATTCGAGAAGGGTGGCGACCCGTGAAGGCTTCTTCGGTGCCGGGTCAGTCACTGCCGACCATCCATCTCGACCGGGTTGGCGATGTCATCGGCGTAGAGGATCTGATCCTTTGTGAGATGCCCGTTCGTCTGCACAAGCAGCGCCAGGAACATTTCCGGCAACGCAACATGCGGATGAGCGCCAGCATAGACCGACAACTGAAAAAGACTGTGGATGGCTCGACGCCCGGCTTCGGTTCGATCCAGCAACTGAAACAGTCCTCAGTATCGGTTAGGCGGCGTCCGACTGTGCAAGCACAGGAAGACGTCGAGGATTGACCATCAACGCTGGAGGCTTAACACATGGCAAATCAAAACCGTGCGGCGGGTTTTATCCCGTTCGGTCACGTTGCCGGTGGGACGCCAATGCGGGCACGCCGCTACAAGATCGCGAGCGGATTGGCCCAGTCGCTGTATTCTGGTGATCCGGTCACCCTTACGGGTACGACCAAGAACATCACCATCCATACAGCCGGCTCGACCAATCTGCTGATCGGGATCTTCGGCGGGTGTCAGTACGTGGACTCCCAGGGCAATGTGGTGTTCTCCCGCTACTGGCTGACCGGAACGACGCATGGCGGACGTGCGGATGAAGGCCCATGGGCTTTCGTCTACGACGACCCGGATGCACAGTTCGTGGTGCAGGTCAGTGCAGCGGCTGGTCTCGTGGCAGCGGATCTTGGCAGCCTGGCTGCCGGGGTGGCTGGCGCGGGGAGTAATGTCACCGGAACGAGCGGCTGGATGCTCGACCAGACTACGATCGGCTCAGCGCAGGATGCATTTCGCATCATCGATCTTGCGCCGTGGCCCGATAACGAGTTCGGTCAGTACGCCAAGGCGCTCGTCTCCATCACGCCGGCGAACCATCTGTTGCGTTCGACGACGGCTGTCTAAGCGGGAGGCTCGCAGTCATGGCAATGAATCGTGCAGACTTCCGCAAGCAGCTCCAGGAAGGTCTGAACGCTGTTTTCGGTCAGGAGTACGCTCGCTACCCGGAAGAGTGGCGGGAGTGCTTCGAGATCGGACGCAGCGACAAGGCTTTCGAGGAAGATGTGCTGCTAGTCGGCTTCGGCGGAGCCCCGGTCAAACCGGAAGGTGAAGGAGTCGGCTACGACGAGGGAGCAGAGAGCTACGTTTCGCGGTACACCCACGAGACGATCGCACTCGCCTTCGCCATCACAGAGGAAGCAGAAGAGGACGGACTGTATGGATCCCTGGGGGCCAAGTACAGCCGCGCTCTGGCGCGTTCTCTGCAACACACCAAGGAAGTCAAGGGCGCAAACGTTCTGAACAACGCCTTCGACGCGACCAACTACCCAGGCGGGGATGCAGTGTCACTGTGCAACGCATCGCATCCGCAGTGGGGTGGTGGTCTTCAGTCGAACACCCTGGCGACACCGGCAGATCTGTCGGAAGCGTCGCTGGAGCAGGCAGCTCTGGACGTGTCAGCGTTCGACGACGACCGTGGTATCCCGATCGCCTGTCAGATCAAGAAGCTCATCATCCCCACCGAGTTGCAGTTCGTGGCAACCAGGTTGCTGATGACACCGTACCGCACCAACACTGCGGACAACGACGTGTCAGCGATCTACACGCTCGGCACAGTGGGTGAGGGCTTCGCGGTCAACCACAGGCTGACCGACCCGGATGCCTGGTTCCTCATCACCGATTGCCCGGATGGTCTGAAGCACTTCATCAGGAAGCCCGTTTCGCGGGGCCTGGAGGGGGACTTCGAGACGGGCAACCTGCGCTACAAGGCTCGCGAACGGTACTCGTTCGGGTGGTCTGACTGGCGCGGTGCATACGGTTCCCCTGGCGCGTAACACGCCCAGGTGGCTGTCACAGGCGGTCGAGACCTATCGCTGTGACACTTGACCCACGGTTGGAGTAAAATCCAGCCGTGGGTTTTTTCATGGGCGGCAAGCAGACGCCTCAATCTTGGGACATGGCAGTTCCTGCTTCTGTAGGAGGAAGCTGTCATGGGCCGACATACAATCTCTCACGCTGAGGAACTGTTTTCAGGCGAGGCGTATCACCCAGGGGCATTCAATGCGCAGCGCGGCGTAGCCCTCACGCCACTGGTGTATTGCTCCCCGCTTTCACTGGTTGCGCCGAACTTCACGGCATACCTGAACGCACAGACGATTCCATCTGGTGCCGTGACAATGAACGGCGGCCTGGTGTCCAATTCGGTTGGCAGGGCGGATGTCTCTCGTGGCATTCGCATCGTCGCATCAGGCGCAGCAACTGCCATCCTGACATTCACTGGTACGGACATGTATGGTGACACCGTCACCGAAGCGATTCAGCTCAACGGCGCGACGCCGGTCTTCGGGCTGAAGGCGTTCAATACAGTGACTGGTATCAGCAGCAACGGCGCTGTTGGCGGCGGAGTAACGATCAACGCTGGCACCGCTGACATCCTGGTGGCTGACGTTGACTGCATCGCTGCATCACAGGCCCAGGCCGCAACGGTGACTCTGAACGGCGCGTGCGCCTACGGCTCACCGGCTCATGCCGTGTTCGACTGTCCGCGAGCCATCGTGATCGATGCGGACGGTGCGACGACCAATGTCGCGACTGTCACCGGCAAGGACATCTATGGCGAAACGATGAGAGAGGCTATCACCTTCAACGGCACGACTGCCGTCAACGGCAAGAAGGCGTTCATCCGCGTCGATAGCATCACCGTGGCTGGCACGCCAGATGCGGTCAACGTGTTCATTGGCACGACCAACATTCTTGGCCTGCCGGTCAAGGTGCTGGACAACGGACTGATCATGGCGGTTGAGAACGAGCTGCCGAAGATCGATACCCTGGGGACATTCGTGGCCGGTGTGACCACAACGGCGACAACGACAACAGGGGATGTGCGCGGTACGTATCTGCCGAACGTGACGCCTACTGGCGTCGTATCGGTGTGTCTGCTGTGCTATGTCCATGATCGATCGACCAAGGTTGGCGCGTATGGCGTGACCCAGGCTTAACCAGACCAACTAGGGAGGTTGAGCCATGAGGAAGTTCGAGACATATATCGGTACGTACACTACCGATGCTGCCGCTATTTCAACTGCGGCCACCTACGCCGCCGGAGAAGAGATCCCGCGCAACGGGGCTCTTGCATCTGGCGGTGTGGCAACACTGCAATCTCAGCAGACCATCAACATCACGTCGGCTGGTGACGACACGGATGTTTTGTTCGAGATTGTTGGCACGACCGATAGCGGCGCGGAGATACGTGAGACTCTTGCTGGCAGCAACGCCAGCTCTGTCAATTCAGTGCTTGCGTACAAGACGATCACGTATATGTCAGCCAGCGCAGCCACTACCAGTGTGCAGGTTGGTACAGGAGCCGGAGGATTTTCTGCCGGCCCATGGCTGATCCTGCCGACGATGATCCGCTCACAAGGAATGACTTACACGCTATTTTTTGAAACTGGTACTACCGGGTCAATAGCAATGCAGGCGACCACGAATGATCTGATGCGCTACAGAGATCATGACGGTGGTGGTCCGCACAGCAACCACCATGGGGGTGTGTACGATTACGTTTTCGCCCCGCTAACTAATCTGTGGTCACCAATTCCTACATTCGGCACGTCTGGCATTCCAATCACAGCAACTCCAGCAGCTCCGAGTGTCGGCATCAATATCAGGTTTTCTGCTGTGCGGATACTTGGTGCAGCGGTGGTGACAGGAACAGTCAGGCTCAGGGTCGAAGGCCCGTATGTGTAAGCCATGGCAACATCAGGCTCACGAGTCTTCAACCCAGCTCTTGTTCAGCACGTAGAAGAGGCAGCCGAACGGGCCGGCCTGAATCCCCAGGCGCTGACAGCGGAGCACATCATCTCCCTGCGGAGATCGATGGGCTTCATCTTCTCGTCATGGGCGAACAGAGGGTTCCGTCAGTGGACTTTCAATACGTTCACTGAAACGATGACAGTTGGCTTGCAGACCTTCGACCTGCCTGCCGGTGCGCTCGATGTGCAGACTGTCTTCTTGCGAAGAAACGGAATCGATACGGAGATGATCCCGATCTCCAGGGAGGACTACTGGCTGATCCCCGACAAAGACATGCAGGGCAGGCCAGATCGGTACTTCGTCGATCGCAGGCGTGATGACGACTCGGCAACACGTCTGCTGATCTACATCTGGCAGGCAGGAGAAAACACCACAGATCAGATATGGGTCAGTTACTACCAACAGATCGAAGATCCATCAGTGGCTGGCACGGCTGAAGCGCAGAACACACTTTCCATACCATTCCGCTTCCAGGAGGCGTTCGTATCCGACCTGGCAGCTCGCACGGCGATGAAGTTCAAGCCGGAGCGGTATGAGCAGCTCAAGGTCATAGCGGAGATGGAGGCGAAACTGGCATTCGCTGAGGACCGGGACAAAGCTCCGTTCCTGCTGTCGGTAGCCTACGACCGGCGTAACCGCCGCAGGAGCTGAGCCATGGCGCGGCGTTACGCCAAGGGGAAGCGGGCTGTAGGGATCTGTGCCCGCTCCGGGCGCAAGATGCTCCTGGAGGACATGGTCTCGGATGGCTACCTGCCGAACCTGATCGTCGATCCAGCCTGGCGGGAGCCTGACCACCCCCAGGACCATCCCCCGGTCATGGATGATCCTGTAGCCCTCTACAGGCCGGCTCCTGAGCCCTCAGCGGATGGTGGGCCCGAAGGCCCGGTCATCATCGTTCACCCTGTCTACAACGTCCTGAGTAATCAGTTGCTGCTGATGCGGTACGGGTTCGGTGTCAATGGGGTATCGGTGCTCACTGAGCAAAACCAGGTCACCTACATCGATTCGCTGTGCTTTGCGACGACTATCGGGGCCAACCCGTATGTGTTCAGTGTGCCTGCCGGGGCTCAGCCAGGAGATCTGATGATCCTGGCGTTCATGTTCACGTCCGCCACGCTGACGATGTCACTGCCGTCAGGATGGAATCCGTTATCACAGTGGCGTGCTTCAACGACCAACTATGACGATGATCTTGCCTCATCAGGCGGGCACACGATGCAGCTTGCCTATCGGGTAATGCAGCTTGGTGACAGCAGCTTCAGCATGACAGTAGGCAGCACGGTCAATGCCGCGATCGGCGGCTGTGTTCATGCGTTCAGGTTCGTGGATACCGACCATCCAGTTCCGCAGATCCTGGTGACAAGTGCGCGTGGTCCTTCTGATACTGACGTGACGCACGGTGCAGAAGTTGCGCACAGCCCAGCGATGAATCCGCTGAGTTCAGGTGGGAAGATGATGACGTTCCTGAAGCTGAACAATTTGAACGCCAACCCAATCTTGACATCTCCTGCTTATAGCCCAGGGACACCAGACTACAGCTTCAACCAGTCTTACTCGGTGTCTTCATCAACGAGAGTGCTGGCCCAGGCATTGTGGTCTCCAGGCTCAGCAGAGCTGTCGAATATGTTCCCGTACAGCTACCGGAACTTCCAGAGCTGGACTGCGGTGAACACTGTCGTCACTGACCTGGCGAGTGGTGAATCTACCGCTGATATGGTTCCTGTGGCAAATGCAGGGCGGCACGAGATCACACAGACTGTCACGCTCACATCAGGTCAGGTCTACACGTTCATTACGTTTGCAACGCGACGCCATATTTTGGCGACCGATCATTACTATATGTCGGTCATCAATCCATCTGCTGTTGAAGTAGGCAACACCTTCGATAAAGAAGGTGATGCTTTTATGAAGATCAGCGGCAGCATTGGAGGTGGGTTCACAAACGTCACCTTCAGGCGTGCGCTACAGCCAGGTACTACGTTGATGGCATGTGTCGTTGCGACGTACACCGCCACTGCCACTGGCGTTCATACGTTCTGCATCGGTCATAGCACGACAGCCGGTGTGGCAAGCTCTGATTACACTGCGTTCGGCGGTAACAAAGGTGGACTGTTGTATGCAGCGGTGCTGATGAATGGCGATTCGTGCATCGACTGGGCCGGTTTTGGCCTGGAGAGCACTGGTGTTGCGTTGAGCAATATCGCTGGCATCAGGCAGAGAGTCCTGCGCGGTATTGACACGACAGGGTTCATTGCGCAGATGGGCTACAGCATTGAGCTTAAGCGCGCTGACGCCACCCCTGATCGCATCAGGCTGATGTGTACCGAGTTCGTTGGGCAGCGGCTGTCAACAGATCGCTTGAGCATACTGAACGCACTCGAAGTTCAGAATGGCACGACGGACGTGCGCATGATTGCCACAGGCACAGTTGATCCTTGGCAAAACTCCGGGCCACGAAAGTTCTATTTTGAAGTAGAGATGGAAGCTCCATGGGGCGCGGGCGCGG